CGATAAACCTTGCCCACCAGTTCCGGTTGGCTTGGTGCAGACGTGATGGTGATCATGTCATCCTGCTTGCCGCCACCTGCAAGGTCGGCACTGCGGCAGGTGAAGCGTGGCGACTTGGTATAAACGCCGGTGTCAGCGCCTTCGCCATCAACGGCCAAATAATCATTATCGAAAATGCCAACAACGCCAGCCACAGGCCCGCCGTTATTGGCACTTGTGTAAGTCACCACACAGCCGAAATCCGCTGCTGACAAAAACATTAAACGATCAGCGGCGGATTCAACAGGCATGATGGCTTATTTCGCTGCAGGTGTTTTGGTGTCGCCGTCTTTGGCAGCATCACCCAAGGCAGCGATTTCAGCGGCGGAAAGCCCCTTCAATTCGTCACCTTCATTGAACGTGGTTTCGACAATTTTACCCTCAACCACTTTGCCGTGGGTGATGGTGCGGGTTGCAACTTTGGCCATTGCGGGGCACTCCTTAATTTTGAAATGAAGAAGGCGAGGCATCATTGCCCCGCCTTGTGTTGTGAGCGTTTAAGTGCTGGGACGGTTTAGGCCACGGCGTTTTCGAAGAAATAGCCGACTGGAGACGCCGTAACCAATTCGCGCACGGACTCACCCACGCGCACGCGCTCGGCACCGCGCAAGCCTACATCCGTGTCAATGCCGAGGCTGCCCGCAACGCGGCCACCATATTCGGCTGTGAGGCCAAATGTGGGCTCACCTTCTGTGCCGCTGATCACAGGTGCCTTGTAAATCAAGGCGGCATGCTTGCCCCAGACGCGGGTGATGGCTGCAGGCTGGCCCTTCTTGGCGGTGTTGACGTAGCCTTCACCAACCAGCACTTCATCCACTTCAAACAATTCTGCCACAGCAGCGCGCGCCACCGGAGACGCGCCAACGGAAGCATTGCCGCCCGCCACGTTAATGGCAGCACTGATTTTTGGGTGAAGTCGAAGTTTAGTCCAAACCGCTTGGCCAAACACCAACTGGTTGGGGCGCATCAAGGGAATATCAAGTGCTGTCAAGATGGCCGTTACGGGGTCTGATGCGGCATCGCTCCATTGCGAGGCACCAGCCAACACAACCTTTTGACCAGCGATATAGCTGGCAGGGTTGAACACCAAGCCAGCCGTGCGCACTTCACGCACGTTAGCCAGCATTTGCGTCAACAGTTCAGTGGAGCGGCCCCGAGGGTCGATCACATCAACGCCGGTTGCAGCTGCGAGATCACGTGCTGCATTGATGTCGGCAATCGGCACCACATCATCAAGGCCTTCATCAAACACTTGAGATGTTTCTTGTGTCGCACCCCAATCAATGGTGTCCACTTTGCCCAGACGGCCCACACGGGTGTTGGGCTGGGCGAAGCTGTCTTCGATGTTGAATTTGGTCCAAAAGAATTTATCAGTGAACACAGGAACGCGAGGCAGAACCAAATCCGCGATCATCTTTTTATTGCGGTACATCTGCGAAATCGCAGTCAAACCAGCAATAACTACAAATGGATTTTTAGCCATTGTCTTAAAGTCCTTTCAAAAAAATTAAGCGGAGGTTGTGCCGGGGATCAGCATGGCGGGGATGACGTCACCCGCAACACCGGAGACTTCAGCCTGGGCAATCACCACGTTGCCAGCAGCAGCGGCCACACCAAGGCCCGCAGCATTGGCGGTGATTTTGCCACCGCGCGCCACGGGGCCCGCCAGCTTGATTTGCGCCAGACCAGACCTCGTCACATCGCACATTTCGCCAACGTCACTGGCAAGTTCGCCCGTCACCCCAATGGAAAGGTCGGCTGGGGCTGCGGCCAAAACAACGCCACGGTCGGCAGCGCCGAACTTGACGATGGAGCGGGCCGTGATGGCGGCTTCCGCGGGATAGGATTTAATCAAAAGTTCATTCATGGCACTCAGGCCTCCTTATTGCTTGCTGACTTATTGTTTGCTGACGCGGGCCACGGCTTGCGCAGCTGACACGGTGATGCCCTTCGCCGCTTGTTCAGCGATGTAGGTGCTGGCGGCATCACGCAGTTCGGCAGACGTTGCCGTGCTGGACGATGCAGGTTCATTGGCAGTGGTGACGGGTGCATTGCGCAAGCCCTTCACGGCTTCCTCGTCTTTAGAGAGAGCGCCAAGCTGTTTTGTGCGATTGGCATTTTCAGCCGCAACAATGGCCATGGCCGCGTCAGCGCCCGTTTTCGTGCCATCGGCCTTGCAGGCCTTGATGATGGCCTCGTGACCGGGCATGGCCTGCGCTTCGATGCTGGCAATGCGCTCACGTTCAGCTGTTGCACCTTCTGCAACAGCTGCGGCATGAATGTCCGGATGCTGCAGCTTCAGACTTTCAAGTGTGAGTGGTGCGGGTTGTGCGGACGCAGTTGCGCCTTCACCCCCCGCTGCAGCCGCCACAACGGCCGCAAGCGTAGATGTCTTCATGCGGTTTTCCTTTTGGATTGGGCCGTCTAGGGACGGTTGAGTTGAGCCACGAAGTTTTCAAAGGCTTGCAGACCGGGGCCAACGGCATCTGCAAGGCCAGCCGCGACCGCATCGGCACCGGTGTAATCCAGTGCTTCGGTGGCCATGGCTTTCTCGAACGTGAGGCGTGCCCCACGATAGCGCGAAACATGCCCCGCGAAGGCTTCGCGGCTTTGTTCCAGATTGGTTTGGATGCGCGCGGCAACCGTTTCCGGCAGGGCCTCGAAGGGGTTGCCATCGGCCTTGTGTTTGCCTGCGCTCAAAATTGTAACATTGATGCCTTGCGCCTCAAGCGCCTTTGACATGTCGGTGTGCATGGTAATGACACCGATGGAACCAGCCCCTCCTCGTTCCGGGATCACCACAGCCCGCGCCGTTGACGCCAGCAAGTAACCAGCTGAATAGGCATGGTCGGTGAGAATGGACAATGTCGGCTTCATCGCTGAAAGTTCAAACATCAGATCAGCGGTTTCAAATGCGCCGGACACCTCGCCGCCGAAGCTGTCGACCTCAAACACAACACCTTTGACCGAAGGATCCTTTGCCGCCCGCACCACCTGCGCCTGCAAGCCTTGGTAACTGGTTTCACCTGAGTTTGACCCAAGCCAGCCCCCCTTGTGAACAAGCGAGCCTTCCACCGGAATAATCGCAACGCCACGGTGCACCTGCAGCACACTTTGGCCACGGCGCTCAATTGACTTGCCGAGGTTGTCTCCAAGCACGCCCATTGACGGGCGACCCGTTTCAAACGCCACATGGTGCAGTGCCGGCGTATCAGTCTGGCAGTCAGCGCCTGTCACGCGGTAGCCAATGCCATGCAGAATGGCCGCAGCCTTTTGCGGATGCACCATCAAAGGCGCATTGAACAACCGCGACGCAATGCGAGGGTGAATCATGTCAGTCTCCAAAATTTCTGTTATGCCGCCAACAGCAGGAAGGCGTTGTTATGCTGGATGACCGCAGCGCGTTTGTCAGCTGCCGCATCCTCTTTCTGTTCAACCTCACGCAACGACAGCACGGCCGTGGCTTCGGCAAAACCTTCAATCTCAACCCGCAGGCGCAGGCGCTTTTGGGCCTTACGAATAAAGCTGCCGGCAATGCCGCCCACATCGAAGCTGGGCAATGGGTTGGGCTGCACATCATTGGCAACCTGCGCAATCGCGCGGAAATGTGCCGCTGCGAAAAGACGGGGACCGAAATGCTTCAACATTATGTGCCGTCCACCACCACACCGGTGCGATTGCCCTGCGCATCGTTTGTCGACACCACACGGTCTTTCGTGTCGGCCTGGTCGCGGAAAGCTTCAACGCCCGTGCCGGCACCAGAAACCTTGCCCGCCAGCACCGCCATAAACACCCGTAGCATTTCCTCGGCCGACACGCCGCCTTCGATGGCATGCTGCCAGATTTGCGCCGGCGTAGAACCCCCGCCACCACCTGTTGACACCGTGATGGCCTGCACAGGTTGCTGGTAGTTCACCCGCACAACAAAATTGCCAAGCGGGTTGATGAAAGGATCCCCGCCACCCTCAACCAGCAGAACACCATCATTCACAGACAGCGTGTGATTGCTTTCTTGCGGTCTGATTTTCCAGCCGTTCAGAAGAAACGCATAGATCGGAATGGCCGTACCATTTGCCGTGTCAATGTCCTGGCCACCAACCGGGTTGAAGGCAGGCAAATATTTTGCGTTGTCAGATTGCGCAAGCCAATCGGCCCAGCGGCTATAAATATCTCGAACGCTCACAACCGTTTGTGCTGAGATCGTGATAATCCGGCTCACGCCATCGAATGAGTAAGCCATCGGCCATCCTTAGATGTAAGCGCGGTCTTGCTCGGCAACCAGTGAAAGGACGATTGATTTTGAGCGTGTGAGAGTGCCAGTTGCAGCAACGAACTTACCAGTACCCGGCCTAATTCCGATAAGCGTTACAGGTCTATCCGTGCCAGCGGTGAAGCCGCCTTGAATGTTTCCGTCATAGTCGTATGTGAATGGAATAGAACCGCTTGCAATCGCTCCGGTGATTGGTGAGCCAGCCGCATTGTTGACCGTGATTGCTCCGGCTTCACCGTAATCATTCGAAGCACCGGGAGGTGATGTAAACATAAGACGATATGTTGAACCCGCCCCTACCAACGGCGCGTTTGCTGTGATGTTGCCAGCGGCTTGATATGGGTTTGTGCGGTCAACGCCGTTTTGATCTTTAAAGACAATCCGGTTGCTATCAGCGGGCTGAATGTTTTCGATGAACACGCCCGTCGTGGTTTGCAACGTGTCACCTGAGAATGCCAGCAAAGCGTCCGCCGTCTTGCCTGTGACCGTTCCTGCACCGTTGTCGATGTCACTGTTTTGACGCAAGAGGTACTGAATTTTGGTGTAGATTTGCTCAAGCGTTGCGCCATTGCCAGCAATAATAACGCGGAAAGGATAGTTAGTGCCACCAATCAATCGGTTTTGGTTTGTCGCAAAGTATTCAACCGTGATACCGTTATACGGTGCGCCCGTCATAGCCGCATCGTTTGCCTGAATTTTCAGATCGTCTTCGTTCGACAAAAGCAAGTTGACGATATAAGCGCCGGTTGCGGTTTTACCCGTATCGGCCAGCACTGAATCTTTATATTTTTTCGCATACTCACGCACAAAGCCTTTGAAGAATACGCGAGTATCAAAGTTGCCGTTTGTCGCGTCACCAAAGACCTGAATGCCTTCGTTTGCTTGGTCTGTGAATGTGAAATTGATAGGCGCTGCATTTGCGGCGCGTTGGTAGTAAAGTTGCGATCCAGTTGAAACGCCACCAAGGCCCACGATGCCAACATATTGGCGATTAAGAACGCCAGCCGCCGAAAATTCAGACCAACCGCCGTCGCGTAACATTTGTCGTGTGGCGTCGTTTGAAGGCTTCCATCCTGAGAATGTCGAACCGTCCGTGCCGAACTGGAACTGACCAGAAAGGGCGTCAATTGCATACATTGGGAAAGGACTGTCTTGATATGGGGCCGTATTCCACAATTCAACAAACTTGGAATAAAGCGCCTGCAAGGTCGCGCCATCCTTGGCCACCATGTTGCCAGCCACGTTAAACGTGAAGGTGCTGGCCGTTTCGTCAATCGTCAATTCCGTGCCGACGTTTAGACCGGCGCGAGTTGTAATTTTTGCCATTTAGAAGCCCCTAAGCAAAGTTCCGGTCTTGCGAGAGCGCGACCGGAATTGAGTTGTCGTTTGTCGTAAGCGAAAGATTGCGAATGTAGAACGGCACGTAACCGTTTTTCAGGAATCCAACGTCAACAGTCTGCGCTCCCTCATAGGTGAAGCTGTATGACGTTCCGACAAGTTGATCTTGCTGCTCCAGAACGGTTTCGGTGCCAGCAACCAGAACCACCGTATCGCAGCCCGTCGGCAATCCCGTGAACGTGATGGTGTTGACGTCCAACGGATATGGATTGTCATTCTGCGCCGATGTCGTGGTCACGGTCGGGATCGCGATGTTGGTCAAAAGGTTTCCGGCGTTTGCCGTTGCGCATGTCGCCCGCACTTTCAGCTTCACACCGATTGCCGGGTCGATGGCACCTGCCCCCGTCAAGTTGGCGGCATTCAATGTCAGCCACGATCCGTTGTAACCGGTGCCCTTGTTATACTGGAACTCATAGGTGAGGTTTGTCGGGTTTGTGCCGGTGTTGGTTGGTGCCAAATTTGCAAGTGCCGTGTGGCCTTTTGCGAAGTATGGCATTTCCCATGTGACCTGATCGCCGATTGTGGTGAGCGCAACCGACCCTGACGAATTGAAGCGTGGTGTGCCGCCTGTTGATTGGCATTGCGCCGCACTTGCCGTTGTGGGCTCGTTGCAGAGAATTTCAATTGCGCCAACGGTTGCCGACCTGAAGCTGTCTTTGAAGTGCGTGCCATAAACCGATGTCTGCCCCGCCGTGGTGCCAGTCCATTTGACGCCGCGCAGTGTGGCGTTGAGGCCCGCGACAACGGGTGTGTCGGCATAGTCGCCAGAGACGTTATCGACCTGAATATTGTTGTCAGAGTTGAGCCAGACGATTGAAGCTGCTGTTCGAGTGTTCGAAACATGAACCCGCTGAATTTTAATGCCGTCGTTATTGCCCGCACCGTTGAAAATCAGGCCAGTTTGGTTTGCACTGCCAAGGCTCAAAGGTGCGGCAGCCGTTCCGACGTTGCGAAATCTGGTATTGTAGCAGGCTATTGAAGTGATCAACCCGTTATAGGGGTGAACGTTTGTAAGCCCGAAAAAACTCAATCCAGATATTATGGCATCCAGAACGCCCGTCGCCATATCGAAGGCATAGTGCGGCAAGGTTGCTGTTGTTGCGCCCGCAAACTGGTTTGCATAGCTTGTGTTCAAATCTTGCGGTCTTTGATCGCCAATCATGACAACGCGACCGCCGATATTCTTGCAGTTCTGCCAGATGCAATCCACGTTTTGAGTGCGAACCCATGTTCCCGTTGTAGCGTTTGCCCGAACCGTCAAGGCTGTTGACTTGACGTTATCGAACGTGATGCCCTTGCAGTATGAAACGAGGTTGACGTAGGTGCCGGAGGCAGCAAGCGAGAACCTGGCCACGTTTGCATTTGAAACCAAGCCGCCCGCGAAGTCTGACTGCAAATTCATCGCATAGTTCAATTGCGCCTGTGTCGGGGCGACGATAAAGTTGTCAGCATCAAGTGGTGATGCGATTTCCGCCATTAAAAGCGTGTCGTTAACCCCGCAGTTCCTAATTTTGACCTTAAAGGCTTGCAGGAAGTTTGCATACCACTGGCAAACCGTATTCGCCAAGTCGATGTCGCCAGCCGCAGTTGTGGCAAACTCTTGACGTGTCGTGAGTGTAGCGCTTGGCAAGACCCGCAAACCAGACCCGCCAGCCGTTCTCGTGCAGCACGTCAAAATGATGTTGGGAATGCGAACCTTGCAGCCCGTTGGCGGCAGGAAGCCCACGTTGTTGGTGCCGTCACTGCCAAGGCGAATGCCAGCAGTCGTCTGCCAGAACACTTTCCCGCGTTCATCCGTTGGCGTGGTGGCGCTGTTGACCAGTGAGCCCACACCAACGAACCGCTCATAAATGCCAGATCCAGCCGCCGTCTCAACCCATAGCGCAGGGAAAACACCGGCAACCGTTGCTGTCGTCGGGCATTGCAGAATTTGCCCGCGAACGCCTGTCGTGGTTCCCAATTCGAACCAATCGCCAAGCGTTTGGAATTTACCGATGCGAGGAACTGTGATCGCGGCTGTGTCGGCTCCCCTTATTTCGAGCCATCCGACAACATCCGGCCCGCCGGCCGTGGCCGTGATGCCTGTCAAAGCGCCAGCAGCAAAGTTGCCGCCCGCCTTCGACTTGATCTTGATGAAACCCGTTGCCGGCATCGCAGCGCCAGCCGCCAGAGGCTCAGTCTGCCACGTTGACCACACACCAAGCAATGGGCCAGAAACGCCACCTTGCACGATGCTTGTATTGATCGCCGGAACCGTGCCGGAACCACCCGTAAACGGAATGACGCGCACCTGAGTGGCGTCAATCAGCAGTGTGCCGCCGATGCCAGAGAATGAAACCGTATCGAGACTGCCGAAAGCCGCCGTGTGATTGAGGCATTGATAGGTATCGGTCGCTATGCGGAAGGTCGTGTTATTCGAGATCGTATAGGTGTCGAGCGTTGCGTTCACGCTTCCGCCGGTCAAGCTGTCCCACTCAACCGTGCCGCCCGTGTTTGGTGTGAAGGCCGTCATGTCAACGCTCTCTCACCACAATATCGCCGGGGCCGAAGTAGGGCTGCTTGCCTTCAACCAGGTGAATGGGATTTTCCAAGGTCGCCACATAAAGCAATTGTCCCAGACCTGTGCGCTCTGTTCCAACACCGATATGCGTGATCAGTTCGCCGTCTTCATCAGGCGCTTCAAACACAACGTCACGAATACTGGTGGCATTGGGCCCCTTGCGCTCAATATCAACTTTCCAGCCTTTCTTATTCCTGTCGACAGCACCACGCTGATAGCCGGAATAACCGACCTCATGCGATCGCTGCGAGCCGACGGGCTTCTTCGTATGCATAGACAACCACAGTGTGAAGCAAATTGGTGAAGCCTCGGCAATCTGCCGTATCCCTTCCGCTTGAAACACCAGGCGCAGCACGTCGAGCGCGAAACCATCACTTTTCGACATCATCAACCTCTTGCTCGATCATCGCGTTGATGCGGCCGTCTGCGTCATAGGTCATGGTCTTTTCAACCTTGCCCCGGCGCGGGATATGCGCATGCACGTCCACTTTTGCCCCGCCGATATTCACGGCAGGCGGAGAAATATTCACGATTGGCGCATCCATATGCACATGTGCCGGATGCACGTTGATCACAGGCTGTGGCCGCTCGGCCAGACCCGCCAAGACCTGGGCGCGGAATATCGCGTCTGCGTCTTCTTTGTCGGTCTTGTCGGCGTTTTTATCGTCATCATCTGCATTGACATCGGGCTTTGCGCCCTTTGCATCGGCACTGGCAAAGCCAGTATTCGGCACAGGTGTTACCAAGCCATCCGCATCGCGGCGGCGCTGTTCTTTCACCAAAGCCTCGTGCACCTCTTCGAACGAATTGCCCTTGCCGTTTTCGATGATAATCTGTTCACGCGTGGTGGTGCCCATGGCAATGTTGAGCTGGTTGGCCGAAGCTTCTTTCAACGGGTCCAACTGAATGCGCGATGGGCCAATCCAAACACTGCCAAGCCATGCCTCACGGCTCACGGGATCAGCAAAATAGCCAGGCGCTGCAATTCGGCCCGCGGCCACAGCCTCGGTCAAAAACCATTCATAAATCGGCTGGCACATATTCCACGCCAACCAGGAGCGTTTCATCTGGAAAAACTGCCACGCTACTTCAAGTGCCGCACGGCTGGCTGAATAGCTGGAATTGAAGCTCTTCAACAACACTTCGATAGGCAAGTTCAAAGCTACGCCAATTTCGCGGCACACTGCCGTCACAAAGGCGTCAAACTGCGGGTTGGGGCGACCCGGATTAGCAATTGAAACCTTCTCCCCCCTGCCCAAGCCTACTACGGCACCAGAGCCCAAAGCGATTTCTGATGACGGGTCAACACCTACATCATCAGGCCCACCGATCAGTGGGTTGTCGGGGTCTTCGCCGGCTTCTTGTTCAATGAAAGCGGTAAACATTCCCGCAATCACAGCCGCCGTCATTTCAGCATCGGCATAATCACCCAGCTGCTTCAACGATTCAATCACGGGGGCAAGATATGGCGCACCCCGCACTTGGCCTGGGCGCAGCTGTTCGCCCAAATGAAGAATCAGCGGCATTCCCGTGGCTGTGCCGCCAATGGCATAACGTTTGGTTTCGCGCTTCAAACTGAAGCTGTGCGGAAATGTTTTTGAAATGTGAAACGCCACAGCGCGGCCATCAGCATCAAGTTCAACGCCATCCACCAAGATCTCGCTGTTGGGCTTACCCGCAGGGTTCACCACACGGTCAGCTTCCACCAGCTGCAGGCGCAACCCATAAACGCGGTTCGGTTCATCGCGGCGGCGGCGCACCACAAACGCGTCACCGGATTCAAGCACACTGCGAAAGGCGAGCGCCTGAAAGCCGTCAAAATTCTGCCGATCGCCAAAATCACAATGCTTGGCAAACAGTTCCCATTCACGCTGCACAGCCAGTTGCCATTCCACAGCTTGTTCTTCAGTCATGCCCAGCACTTTGCGGTCGATCTTGGATTTGAGAACAAGCCCGTCGCCCACCACATTGGTGATGACGGTTGAAATAGCCCCCGTCGCCAGCGGCACATTCTTGGCCAAATGGCGGCTGCGCCCGCGCAGTGTTGGAAGGCCCGCCGATAACTCCTCATTCGGGTTGCGTTGGCCGGGATTGAAAAACCGCATAGCGCGGCGCGATGTCGAGGATCCTTTGAAGGCTTCCATGCTGGCCGATGCCACCCGCGTCAGCATATCAGCCGCGGCGGCTTTCGGCGTTACAAGGGCGCGCAAGCGATCACCAAAAGACCACGGCACATCAACCGACAATTTGCCAAGCGAGAGTTTCATGGAGTTGCTTTCATGTCATCGGCACCACGTAGCGGGTGCGACGGCGACCGGAGGTTTTGGCGGCAAGTCGGTTGACGTGGCCCTGCCAATAATCAATCTGTTCGCGAATTTGCGAAGCATCGGCACGAGACAGCGAACGCCCGGCAATCGAATAGCTTTGCCCGGTCGATACAGCCAAGCTGGCCGCAAGCCACGCCTGCAACTGCTCATTCGCCTGCACTGCAGTGATGCCGCTCATCGGTTAAGTCCTTTAGAAATCGTCCGCCGACCAGCTGGTCGTTTTGTAATCTTGGTTTCGGGTGCCGTCTGTTGTGTCGCCAGCCCCACGTCTTCGAGGTCGAGCTGGGCCTCTTCAGGCGGGGTGGCCCTGTCTTTTTCCAGCTGATCCCACTGCTTCTCGGTGAGGATGCGCACATTCAAACGAATGGCAGCAGCCTCGGCCTGCAACATGGTATCCAAAGCTTCGTTGGCTTGATTGTCGTCTTTCACCCATTTGTAATCGGTGAAACCGTCACGCCGCTTCACAGCCTTGCGGTGTTCGGCGGTCATCTGCCGGAAATATTCGTCTTCAAGGCCTCTTGGAAACCCAACATAGCCTCGTTCCATCGGGTCCACTTTGCCGACGTTGCGATAAAGCGCCATCTTCAACACGCTTGTGGCGAAGTTGTAGAAGCGCCGGGAATAAGCAATCAGCTTGCCCTTGCGATCGCGTTCGCGCTTCACCCTTGCCAACAACGGCGCTGATTCAGAACCAACACCGCGCACCATGATAACCTTCGAGGCCGGGTGTTTTTTCACCCAATCCCAAACATCCTCAGTCCAGGCATTGCCGTCGATGGCTGTCATATCCACCTGCAACAGCTTGCCGGCAGCGTGTTTCCAATTGCCAGCCACCAAACTGTCGAGGCCTTTTCGCGTTTCCACTTCACTGATGTGACCCGTGATCACCCCCACATCAACAACATGGCGGCGATTATCGCGCCCCCAAGCGATCAACTGCCACTCCACACGGTCTTTCTGGCAGTCGACACCGATGGTGAGAACAACACCCCAAATCGGAATGCGGCCTCGCGGCAATTCACTTTCGTCAGAACGCTTCTTCAATTCCTCCCACGGCGGCGCTTCGCCTTTTTCTTCATAGGCGAGGCCCACCGTGTCGTTGAGGAACACACGCTCCGAAGCCGGGTCGCCTTTCGCCTTGAACCATTCTTCGGCAATCCGCGCCCAGCTTTGCAGCGGCGCATAAGCCGACCATAAATAGAAGCTGCGGTGTTGGCGAAGTGCATTCGGGTTCTTAGCAACCCAAGCCCCGCGCCGCACCATGTCGCGCCGGTGATGTTCGTTAATTTCCGTGCCACAGTCTGGGCAGGTGAAGCACGCCCGTTCAGGGTGGTCCTCATCCAGCCCCGCCAGCATGTTGCCCCATTCAAGCGCATGCATGTGGTCGCAGTGCGGGCACGGCACATGGAATTCTTCCTGCGAACCGTGCTCGTAATTCTTGCTGATCTTGCAGCCCGGCATAACCAGTGGCGTGCTGATCTTGAATATCTTGGCAAACTCGTGGGCACGGCTGCGGCTGTCGGCCTGTTGCTCAGGATCGCCCGCTTCATTCGGCCCCCACTTCGCAAGGTCATCCTGCACCTGCTTCGACATCGACACTTGGGAAAGTGACGCCGGCGAATTCGCACCGCTGATCAGGATTGAACCTCGACCATCGGCCCGTTCATTGAATAGGATGGAATCACCACCATCACGCGACCGCTCGGGGAACAACTTGGCAATGCTGCCTGTCGACCGCAGCATCGGCTTCAACTTCAATTTCGACCACCGAACCGCGTTATCGTCAGTCGGGTGGATGAACATGAAGTCGCAAGGGTCCATGCCTTGCGTGCCAAGCAGAAACACATTGGCCAGAATGGTTCCGCCGATCTGAGCTGATTTCTTCAGCGTCACGATGCGGCACGGATCGTCCGGGCCAAGTGCTTTCAGAATTTCCGTGAAGAACGGAAACAGGTCCGGGTTGTAGGCTCCGGGGAAAGGGCTCTCTCTTTTCGAAAACGTAATGTTGTCAACCGCCCATCGTTCAAAATCGATGGGTGGTGGCGGCTCGATCACCTCGGCCACCGCCATCGCCAGAATATGCGCGGGGTTGGCCAGATAGGTCATGGGTCTCAGTGTTGGGTGTCAGCGATTTCGATTTGTGTCGGTTGGTCGTCAGCTTGTCGGCGCAGCTTCTCGGCGATCTTGGCGCGCACCTCAGAAAATTGCTTGCGCATCATGTGCACCACGTCGCGCTGTGGCAGTTGATATTCGGCAGCGAGTGCCGAAGCCATGTCGGTCAATCCACCTTCAAAAGCCTGTAACAATTGCCCCGCCAGCTTGCTCGCCTCAGCTTTTGCATCAGCGGCCAAAACGTAAACACCCGTGCGGGCTTTTTCTTCCTCGGCAATGCGCCGGTTGATGGCTTCCTGCTGTTCAAGCTTCGCCAGCTTGAACCGCGCCTCAACCTTGTCAGCATCTGACTGCGGCTGCTCCGGCAAGTCCGGCTGCTTTGGTGTGGGCGCTTCAAGCCGTGTGCCTGAACCATTGCCGGTCATCTGGCTTATATCAAGCCGCATCTTCAACGCCGCCAAAGCTTCCTGCACTTTGATTTTTGCAGAACGCCCCGTCCCTTGTAATTCCAAGGGACCAAGCTTTTTCTCAGCAATCAACTGCGAAACCCGCCCCGGCGAGACACGGATCATCGCCGCAAATTCAGCTTTTGTGGCGACTTGAGTTTCCATGACTTTAGAACTTTAGGCTTCCAATTTAGTCTCAGACTAGCGCAAAAACACGGTTTGAATTACC